GACGAGAACGAGGTAGACCTTGGCAGGGACAATTCGATTCCAGAAGATTTGCTCGACCACGCAAAGACCCTGAGACGAGATGGCCCGTTTCTCAAGAGCCTTTTGTACCAATAGCGTCTTGATTGTTCGCAGGTCATCTCCTGTGATAATTCTCTTTGTCTGCTTGCCGTATTTAGCGTCAAGCATCTTGTTAAGTTTCTTATCTCTTACTGGGTCTACGTCTCTCTGTATGCTCATTATTACAACAAGCTCCTTTTCTCCTTTTAAGGAATGGCCTAAATAGAACTGTCAGAAATCCTAGAAAGGCTATCACACTAATATCTATGGGTGTAATGTGTGCTAACAAATACGTAATCATTTACTAATTGCTTTCATGTATCGTGTGTACTGTTTCTTGTTAAGATTTAATTTTCCTATGAGGTGAATGTTAATGAAAGCTCCCGCGCCGAAACATTCCCATCCAAGGTTGGTCAGCCCTCGTCCAATAACGTACATAAGTCTAGCGAGTATGTATTTCATTATGTATTCTGTGGCGCGTTCAAGTCGTCTCCGCAATCAATCTGCGGTGGTAGTGTGGTATCAAGTCTAATATCTCTTTCTTCATCTGTTTCGTGACAACTACACGCGCACACAAAGCCTGGTGTATGATTCTGCCAACATCTGCCGCATTGTTCGCCCTGCGTTCGCGGCTCGAAATGTGGAGGCCAAACGTAAGGGTCTGTATACGGTAGCTTCTTCTCCCCCCATGGGTCTGCTGGGTCTGTCTTATATTGTGGACATTTCGGCTCGTGATTCAATGACCCATACGGAGCCGGAGGTAGACACGTACAGGGAAATGGCTTGAAACTTCCTGGAACCAATTGCATGAATCCCGTCTTAACCGTTTCCATTATGTTCTGTGTGCTCCTACGCTGTGACCTGTTGCTCTAATTCCTCCGAATCCTGCTCCCGTTGAGCCTGGTGTTCGCATCCGGTGTCGCTGGCGTCTGTTCTTATCGTGTAATCCTGTGATTGTTGGGCTAACGTCATGCTCTGGGCTTACAACGTTTTCGCCTATCGGTCTTCGAATCTTTGGGCGGCGGTGCATAGGCGGAGAGGCGTACTGAGCCGCGTCTTGCTGAAACTTTGATTCGGACAGCCAGCGTACCTCAGAGTTAATCTTGTGTATACGATTCATGATAGACGCCAAGTCGCGCATCTTGTCAAGCATGGCTGGGTTTGTCTGGTAGGGGCCGCCCGCTGTTATCATTGTTTCTTTTGCTTTCTCTTATTTATCCTTCGTCGAACGACCCGACGCGCTTTTGGGGGCGTCTTACCCGTTGTCTTTCTCCATGTCTCTGAGCTTCGTACTTTCTTTGATTCAATCGCCTCTGACTTCCACGGTCCGTACTTCTTGACTAATTTCTCTGTAAACTCGACAACGCATTTGTCCTTGCAAAAGTGGGAGGGGCCATCAAGCGAATCGTTAATATGACCATAGGGGTAATAGACAATAATAGGTGCGCCTGGCATCTCTTTGACGCAGTTATCACAGATGTATGTTACGATAATTTTTTCTCCTACAGTCGTGTCTCGCTTAATCATTCGATTGTTCCTCCTTTGTTTCGATAGGGTAGTCATCCCCTATCCACTCATCGATTTCAGGAGCGGGTTCGACTACGGGTTTCTTAGCCTTCTCTTTCTTGGGCTTGTTGAGGTCGCGCAATTCATTGGGCGTAAGCACGGGGTTTGTAGTAATCTTTCTGTCTTTCTTTGGCTTCAAATTCTTGTGCATACCCTCAAGCTGTTTACGCGCTACCGACAGCGAGAGCTTGCGTATATCCGCTACTTCAATCTTCAGCCCACATACGCATGAGACAAGAGCCGACCGTTGAAGACCTGCGTTTAAGACAAACTCGGTAACTTTGTGTTCACTCATTGTCTTGGTTTACGCCTCACAATCTTGTAGAGTGTATTGCTTGCTCTCGATATATCTTTTCGTGGTAGCCTTGATTTTGTAATCTTAATCCAGAACTCAGCCGACGTATCAATCATGTATCCGGCCTTAGCCGCGAATTTCTCAATCGTCACATCTACATTTCCGAAGCCTGCATTTCTGAAAGCTTTTCTAAGCTCGTCTTCTATCATTGGGCTGGTCTTGGGATATTTGTTTATCATAGGTGGTTTGTATGAGACGTTTTACCATGCGTCTCCGCTTCTCATCCTGCCTTGTCTCAGGTCGTGCGAGAAGGGATAGTGTGGGTACGCTCCGACGCGCACGTATGGCCTCTCACTTAATACTTCTTGTAGGGATTCTCTACCCAGAACAATCCCGTTCGATTAAACCAATCGTTGAATAAATGCTTTATGTCTATGTATCCAAGTCTGAGTGCTTCCGCTCCCAGCACGATTCTTGTCTCTGGGGCACCGAACGTTTCTTTCTTCACGATGGCATTGTTCTTGTCCCATTCGTGTCGGCGCTGTATAAGTGGTCGCTCTTTCTTAATATCGATTAATTCTTGTAGCGCACATTCGGATACGAAATTCTTGATGACGGGCTTCCAGTCTTCCTCTTGGTCGCTGACCACAATGTATGGCTCACTCATTACACATACCTGGTTTGTGGGCCGCGACAAGTGCTCTGTGCTCTCTAATCCATCCCATGTATGAGAGCCATGTCTTGTCACAGTCTCGGCATCGAATATGTTTTGCTGAGATATTTTGAAAAACATCAATGTTCTTGTGTAAACAGCAACAACTTTTAATCATTTTCTAACGCCTTGTCGATTAGCCTTACCTTCTCCATGAAGCCAGGCTCTTTGTCAACTTTAAGGCTCGGTTTGTCAATGTTAGCTCGTGCTATTGTCAATGGGTGATTCAGCCATGTTAGATAGATGTGACCGCACTTGGGACATTGAGCAGGCTTGGGGTCTTGCTCCCACTCGTGCTTACATCTCCAACAGCGAAGCTTTGCCGTCATACTGTCCAATGGGGCAAACGCTCAATAGCGCGTCCGACACATCGGGGGCAGGGAACTAGACTCATTTCGGCTCTCTCACCGTTTGTTGTGCCGGGAATCTGACTGATGAGCCACGCAAGCCCTCGAATCGTCAATCGTACAGGGCGCATGATGAGCCACCGCCAGCTATACCAATTGTTCCAACGAAACCATTTCATTGTGTCTCCTGGTCGTGTCTCATTAGAGCCTTCATGACAATATACGCCGCAAATTCGGTTTTCTCTGCGCACGTTACGCAAAAATGGGAAACGTGTATCTTGTCTTCTCTGAACAACGTCCTTCGGCAAGGCGCACAGTAGCGAAACATGAAGACTATTTTAGACAGTAAGCTTGTGCGATTCATTTCACCAACTGATCGATGCTTCAAATTTTTGTTGTCGTGATTTCAGGGCCGCAGCTATCTCGTATTCTACCTGTATAATCTTCTGGTGTAGCTCGTGATTATATCCGCTCTTGTTCTTGGGTATCACAAATATCTTAAGCCACTCAGGGGTGCTCATGGAGGGCTTAACATCTTGCACGCCGTCTATCGCTATAAACCTTAATGCGATATGGCGAGGGACGAAGGCAGGTTTCTCGTCTCGCACTATTGAGTCTTTCTTACTTCTATGTTGAGGTCTGTTCTGTGTTCGCGTTTTCATTTGTTAAAGTATTTCGGCATTACCCATTCAAGCCATTTTTGACAAGACTTGCAGTAATCACGTCGATGTTTTTTCGTGCGACCTTGTTTTGTGTAACGTAGTATCTCACGGGTCAATCTATTCTGACATTTATTACAGATACGTTCCGGTTTCATTAAAAGTTGCCCACGTATTCAGAGTCCGTTGCTTATTTTTTAGGTACTGTCTCAAAGTCGTTCACGATACCTGCTATGACGAATACCATCACGCAGAGCATTACCGCAGCGCCTACTATGAATCCTATCATAAATCCCATTACGGGTTAATATACCCTTGTCTAACGGCCACGTACATAACAGCCGCACCTACTAACATCCATACAAGCCACATCATTAGTTTATCGCCTCCGTCTTGTCTCGTGTTTAAATCTCTTTATGCAACGCTTACACCACCGGCTAAGCACAAATCTTGGGTAGTGTTCTAGTATATTCATACAAGGGTTACAAATTCGTATCGGTGTCATCTATCTCTCGCACGTCGTTACGTCCTTGCGCTCGTTTCTGTCTGTCTTTGCCGTCTGTCCTATATGTTCCGGCACCGCGCTTACGATTCAGGCGGGTGAGACGATTTGTTCGTTTGATTTTCATGCGAAGCTTCTTTGATATATCTGCTCAAGCCGTCTCGTCATTCTTGCTTGGCATCGTCTACAAAATCGTCTGAGGTCTAGCCCTTCCATCGGGTGAAGTCTACGCATTTGTCGTTCTCTTTCTTGATAGCAACGATGGCACAGCACCGGCCCGACAGCATCAAACATCTTGATAGAATATAAGTTTCAATAAGTCTTCTGCTGCCTTGTTTCTTGTATCATAATCTGTTATGCCGTATCGGTCATGCAGAAGCATAGCGATATTAGCCATGTAGCCCTGCTTGAATCCCTTGTCTTGCTCGAATCGTTCTCGCATCGTCTCACGCGCCTTAGCGATTTCGTTCATTATAGCTCCTTATGCTCTCGACCAACCATTTTCTAATCTGCTTCTCGTCTTTGTTATTGATGTAGCTCATGACAGCGACTAGAACAATAAGCATAACGAAAAAGATGATTGCAGTAATCATTTGTTATCCTCTGGTTTGTCTTTCCCGAAGTTATCTAGTAGTCGTCGTAGCCAGCTTGTCTCTTTGTCTTCTTCTGTCTTATTGTGTTTCCATTCCTCTCCGGGTTGCGGAGGGTTTAAGCTCGGTGGTGGCATCCGTCTCAAGTTGTTCATGACGGTCTGATACAGGTAGAACACACCGAACATCACGCCAACGAAGAATGTAAGCGCGTAGGTGGCGAACACAATCACCCACATCATTACTTCAATCATTTTGCCATGTCCATTACGGCCCACAAATATCCCGTAACTACCCCCGTAGCGAGAACCATCATAATTGCTAAATACTCAATCACGCCTCGCACCATTAGCCAAGCCACACAGCAACGGTCTTAATGGTGTACAGTACAATGAATACCTGAACAGCATAGAATGAAACGTCGGTTAGTGTTGTCTTCATTTGATTCTCCATGAGATTTCATCCTTTGTGCCTTGCGGTGCTTGTTCACAATTTGTTTGTATGTAGTTGTCCATCTTGTCAAGAAGATTCGAGCAATCGTCCATAGCACCAACAGCTTCCGACAGAGCCAAACTGTATCGGGCGTATACTTCGCTGTACCTGGGAAATATAACTAAGTTATATAGGCTGGCCTGTGCCACCATGAGCGCAATCACTATCCACATTACTATTCGGTATGTCATTTTCTTACACCCTCATCGTGTTCTCGTGCTAGTCTTATTAGATTCTCGAAATCCCATAGCCCTTCCTTCGCCTTTTCTTCTGTTTCATAATCGAAGGTAAGAAATTCTGAGACGCCCCTAAAATGTACAATTACTATCCAAGGCTTACTGTCGTCATCATCAACGTAGGAGTGCCAATCTCGTGTCCTCGCCCATGACACATCGACAGGATTAATCAGTATGTCCCGAAATACTATGAACATTGTTATCCTCTGTTTGAGGTGATGCTGTCTTGAGGAGCGAAAGACCCGTGTAGCGGGATTATGACCTTCGGCTTGAGATGCCCGTCCCAACAGCAAGTCTCTTGGAAGCCTGCTGTGTTCTCTATCGTGTGGTAACAATGCCTGTCCCCTCGTGGGTTACTCTTGCAGGTCGAATCAATCCCTGTTGCTGTATTGTATACCGTTGCCATTTATTATCCCCTATTTGTGATATGGCGTTGCTTCACACGAGCCGTGATAGAACGGGCCGTGTGGGGGAATTACATCTCCCCTTGTCTCTCCGCACCAGCAACAATACTCTTTCTGCCCTGGCGTTGCTGTCATGGTGTGGGTAGGGTTATAGTGTAGACAATGTAGATTCCCGCTTGGGTTTTTACTACACACCGTAAACAGTGCTTCACTCATTTCCTGCTCTCCAGGTCATGCACTCGTTGAGCCAAAGCCTTAGTCACCTTGATAAGATTTATAACGTCTCCCATCACACGGTCAACATGGACTTCAATGTGCTCATTCTCTCCATAATCCTTCGCGGTGTCGTCAAGCCATATGCCCATATACGCTACAAGTCCCTCCATCGATTCAATCTTGAAGTTCTCCCTCATGGTTCTCATTTACTTCTCCGTTGCTCTAAGTTTTAGGTACTCTCGTTTAATGTCTTCACCCTGTAGCACTCGTCGGACGCACTTCTCAATCAATTCCTCTAGCTCAATAACCGTCAAGTCTTTTACCTGTGGTTTCCTATTTTCAGGCCAAATATAAGGCGTCATGGGGACAGGTGTAAGCTTTTCTCTATTTAGCTCACGAATGGGAAGTATCACGCTTCTGTCTCTGTCTCTGTCTTCAGGCATTATCTCAAGCTCCTTGTCATTTCCATACGCCGCAAGATAGACAGCGTATCCCGGCTATATGACAAGCAACACCGTTGACGTACTTAATTTCCTTTGTCAAACCGCCACACCATGTGTGATTATGCTTTATCATTCCTATTCTTAATCCTTGTTGTCGGTCCCTTGTAGTATTCTGTCTCTTGTACGTTGGTACACTCTGAGCATTTCTGCACCTCGACCTCTCTACCGCCCTTGTAGAATCGTGTCGTGGTGTACCTGGCTATCGTGGTGCGTTCGCACATCTCACACCACATAGAGCCAGATTTAGTATGTTTTGTGTTTAGGGGTTTCTCTGTGTCGGGTGTCATTATAGAACCTCATTGTTTCTTTCTCCTGTACCAGCTTGGAGGTTTCTCTCCGTACTTTACGATTTCTTCACTCTCGTATCGTGCGACAGAGGAGGGCGTCTTTCTTGGTGCGTCTTTATCAGTCTCTACTACTCCAGGCATTGTGCCTGCCCAGAATCTAAACGAGCTTTTACCGTACTTGATGCAGAGTCGCACTACACCTGCAATTGCGTCTGCTACGTCCTTTGAGCCTTTGTTTATCTTGTCTTCATCCTTGGCTCGTTGTGCTGACTTCTCAGGATGGTCAACACGGAACTTTAATACGGTGCCCGTTTTCTTTCCCACATCTACGCGGATTAGTTCTTCCATTTCCCGGACCGCGATTTGGTGGTAGTAGAATCTGAATACGCCCTCATATATGAGGTTCTTTAATGTTGTGTATGCCTCTGGTGTTACGTCAACGCTGTATTCCTCTGCGTTGACTCCCGACTTTCTTAACTGTTGTATTGAGTCAGTAGACTGCCATCCATCATATGTGACCCAATGAATCGGAAACTTGTATACTCGGCGTAGCGTCTCGATGAAGTTTCGCACTTCTTCGAATAGTATCTCTCCACCTTTTGGAGCCTTGATTTGTAATGCTAAATCTACTACGGCTCCCACACGCTCTCGCCCTGCTTGCTCTTTAAACTTTGCCTGGGAGAATCCTGTCTCCTCAGATAGTGCCTTAATAAAATCGTCTGATAGGTTGATTGTCATGTCGCGCTCGAAGTGCCCCATGGCTATACCACAGGCATCTCCACCGCGCTTGCCCTTCGCCAAGTCAACATGAACATAGTATGCAGTTTGTGGAAGGGGCTTAAAGGACTCTTTGAATTGTAAGCCTCTGAGATTCGTTGTTGAGATTACGTCATCGATAATAGGGTTTGTCATTCCCGAATTGTTGATGACCTGGCTGATTCGGTCTGTGTGTCGTATGAAGGCGTCCTTGCTAGAGGTCTTACCTTCACATTCGTATGTTCTCTCGGCTGTCTCTGGGTCGCGGAGATAGTCTGGTGCGAAGTCATCCTTGGTTCGTTTTAGGTTGACTTCCCAGGTAGCTGCTTTGCTTCTGTATACGCCGTCCTCGTTCTCAGAGGCTTCATAGCGTACATTCATATAATCGCCGTCACTTCGCTTGTATGACAACAGCAGAATCTTCATGAACTTTGGAAACCGTGAGCGGGCCGTAGACACCAGCGCGTCGTATAGCGCCTCTGCCTGGTTCACATCAAACCCTGCGATCTCGTCGAAGATAACAAAGAACAGATTCAGTCCTTCACCCGTATACTCTTTACTGTCTAGCGAATATGCTGTGATGTTTTTGGGGAAGTCTACCCATCGTTTATGTACGTCCCTATGAATGTCTAGCCCTCGTTCTACAAACCAATTCTTTCTTGTCTTAGGGTTCTTGCAGGCGCGGAGCAAAATGGTGAAGTATTTGAAGAAGACTTTCTCCGCAAGTAGCTTATTAATACACACGTTCCCGATTTCTAGCTTATCTTCGACCGAAGGAATGTCCTTCGCACCCGCACTCAGATACTTCATTGGGTCTCTCATGCACATTAATTTGTAGCACACATACAGGAGAATTTTTGCTGCTGTTCTATCTTTCCCTGAGCCCTTGCCCCAGTATGCTTGACCTTCCCAATACTTTGTCGTCCACTTGTGAGGTTCTTCGCCTAGCATAGCACCGGCAAACTCTGCTTGAATGGGGAAGAATGGTTCTCTAACATATCCTGTGTCTTTGTTATAAAACTCCTGGTAGCTCACAGGGATTTCTTCCCATATAGAATCGCCTGAGTCATCAGGATAGTCTTCTCTAACAAGTTGTGTGAAGTCTGTCATAGGTCCTATATCAGCCGGTGTGAGGAGGTGCCAGAGTCACGTCAGGAATCGTCCTCTCCCTGGTGTCATCGTGTGGCGTTGCATTTCCACTTTGGACGAGACTATCAAGCAGAGTGCTAATCCCTTGCATCAGGGTCCTCTTTGTATTCTTGTCTGTTATATTCTTCTCAAACAATTTCGCGGCCGTCTCATATATAAAGTCAGCATCTAGTAGGGTTTTAAGCTTAACCTCTAAATCGACTCGTTCGTGGACAAGCGCCGCGTGTTTCTCTCTGAGCTTAGAAATTGAGAGTGCATCATTAGGGGAAACAGTTGCGAGTGGAAATCTCTTTTCCATTTCTTGGAGAGTTGCTAGTGAACTGTAAACCAATTCATCTAAGCGTGTGAGATTTCTTTTATCTTTCTCTAACTCGGCTACTCGTTCTCCTACTGATGTAGGGTCTGCCACTCGTCTCAGTCTTGCTTCTTCTCTTGATGCTCTCAGCTTTTCATACGTATTGTGCTCAGGGCAGCGTGTACTTCTATTTGCTAATTCTTCACAGTACCCTTCTTGGTCGTTGTCTAATTTTATTCGGGCGTTGCAGGTAAATTGTCCTTTAGCGGCTCGGCTCGGTTCTCTTGGTGGTATCCCAAAACTCTCAAATGGCATTATATTTTAATCCCATTTTCTGGGGCTACACTTTTTAATATCTCTGCGCCATTTTGTATTCCCAGTTTGAATAATAGCTTGACTAGGTCGGCATCCTTAAGCTCGGAGGTGAATAACCTTAACACCTTGTAGTTGATTGCGGACTGGCCTTGAAGCATTATATCTAGCTTCACCGTTACAGCTTCGCCCTCTCGCCCATTCTTTTTTACGCGATTCACGATTTCGAGCACATCTTTTTGTATTTTGTTTGCTTGGGTTTCATTCATTTTTGTGCTCAAATATAATATATGCGTACTTATTACTTCTCACATATATGAAAAGCTATGCTATTGTTTATAACATCTCACTTCTGAAGCTCTATCTTCACTAGTCTGGCTACTTCGCGTCTCATGTGTAGCTTCAGACTTTTCATGCCTGCTGTGATTCTTTTGGACACGTTGTCTTGATTTATTCCTAGCTCGTTGGCTATTTGTTCCTGTGTCATGGGCGCCAGCACATCAATTCCAAAGTAATATCTAATAGGGGCCCTCTGAAGCAGCGGCAATCTGTCAATCACATTCTTACAGGCTCGTAAATAAATGTCTGACCTATCCGTTTTCATATCAATTTCAAGCTGCTGTAGCTGCTCAAATAGGATTACGTCCATCATCTTGGGGTCAAGCAGCACTTCCCAACGAGGACGTGCGCCCGGTCTCCCGACCGTAACATCAAGATAGTTGTCCCACGCTTCCTGTAATTGTCTAGGTGGTAAATTGTCTGATGGTACTTTTAGTTTTTGCTTTCTGTGTTTTCCCATTTTTCTGCTTCTGCTTTCATGCACTTCGGGCACAATGTCTTGACCCATCCGCCTTTCGTTTGTTCTACACTCTTTGTTGAGCCGCATATTTCACAAATTTCTTCGGACATAGACGAAGCAAGACTAATCATGGCTCCTTGTCGCTCGGTTTCTGTTTCCGTATAGAATCGCAGGCCACCAAATTTTTCCTTCACTTGGGTTGCAACGATTTGGGGCTGTTTGTTGTGGTCAATATCCCATTGAAGTGATGCACAGAGATTATGGATGAGCCAATACCAACCATCGGCGCAGCTAAATCCCCAGCACATAGCTGTTTCTCTCAAGTCTCCGAATCTATTTTTGAATATCTTCGGGAACTCGGCTACTAGCTTTTCGTCAAGCTCTTGTCTCATTAAACTTAGGTCTCCTTACTATTTTGTATTCTCTTTTCTTCGGTGGTTGCGCTACCGCACTACTTCGCCTCTCGAATGAGTAGTACCAGTTTGCGACTCCCAACGTATCAACGTGCCTTGAAAATGGAAGATAAACGTATCTCGTTACGGTCACCATATCACTAAAATTAATTGGGGCCGTATCTCTGTAAGCTTTTAAGGGTAGCGGATTCGCAAAGTCTACGTAGTACGGTTCTCCGGGTTGTTCTACTATCTCGCTTCCTCCCTTTCTAGGCCCATCTACAAAGTGAATTAGTGCCGACATTCTATTATCTTCCGGTATCTCTCAAGCATGAACTCTTGCAACTTCCCTTTCATCAGTTCCTTTATTTTCGTCTCCGTTCCTTCTATCCCGTACACCGCGAAGCTGTTTTTCAGATGTTGGTCAGCCGTTATCCTGAACTGCATTTTTCCAGACTCTATCATTTTAAAAGCGTCATCAAGAGTATCATCAAAGTTGTAGTCTATCATCGTTGCCTCCGGAAATATGCTGATATAAAGAATAGCCATTCAATCCAAATAAAAAGCCGAGAGAACAGAATCTTTCTCTGCTCTCTCGGACTCACTTGCCGCTTGAGGGCGCCTTGCTATGTCTTAGTAGTTGTAAATTTTATCGAATACTTTCTTCAACGTTCCAACTCGCTCGATTGCTTTAAGTGCGTTCTCTCTATTCCATTTTCCTTGGTCTGGAACCATACCCTCTATTACATACTCATATTGCTTCCACATCTGTTTGGGAATCTTGTACCACTTTCCTTCTATGATTACGTCTACCATCATCTACACCTATAGTGTATCATACTTTCAGCGATTTGTCAAGTCTTTATCTAAATTTGTTGGAACGTATAATGTTATGAGTTTCTTGCTTTTATAATGAGCTTTTATCTCTGAGGCGGCTGCTTCACAAGCTTCCTTCGACTGAAAGCCTGGAATCTTGTCAGCGTTGATGCCTTTGACGAATCCAGAGATGGTGATTAGAAGAATTAGAATCCACTCGGTTGCCATTTTCTTATTCGGCTTCCTCTAGCATTGTTACGGGAGTCTTGAACACCATTTGATTCGGGATATAATGTCGAACTTCAACGGTGTCAATAGATTCACCCGGAGATACAACTTCAAGCAGGGTGGTGTATCGAAGATTGATTGACTCAATTAATCCCTGGAAATTCGCTATCTTAACATTGTCTCCAACCTTGTACTGTTTAGTCGCTTTTATTACCATTCCCGCTACCAGATTGCCAACTAGGTCGCGTAGTGCATAGCCAAGAGCAAAACCTACAAGCCCCAAACTGGCAACGATGGCTGTTACATCAACTCCCATTGTACCAAGTGCAATCACGCTTGCGTACAGTACGACCATCCAGAATATGATTCGTTTGAATTTCATGGGAGCATCCAACGTTCTTCGCTGAACGTTTTAACGTGATTGAGTATGCTCTTTGCGCTTTCTTCAATCACACTTAGTTTACTCTGACCTGCGAGAAGGCCAGGCTGTAGGTAATCTGAGCCTCGAACAGGGCGATTGATTTGGTCGAGTAGGTTGTGCATAAGGTCGGCGTCCTGTTTCATACACTTGATAATCTTTTCGTCTCCTCTCAACATTTTCCAGCGGTACGGCTTCATTTGAACCAATCTCCTATCCAGGTGTGCTTCGCTTTGCAGATTCGACAGTAGCTACTCGTTACAACAGCTAGGTTGTGTATCTCGTTCATCTTAGCTACAGCCATTTCGTTTGAATTCATCTGTAGAAATCCTCTATTTGTTCTTCGCAGGAGGATTCGAACTCTCTTATGACTTTAATAGCCTGCTTAACCGACTCTATATCTTTTTCGTCCACCAATATTTCTTCTGGTTTTATGTACCCGCCATCAGTTAAATCATACCAAAATTCACCGGTCGAGACTTCTAACCCCTCTTTTATCTTCATTTACAACTCCAATCTCTCAGCGCACGTCCTGTTACGCTCATCCACTTGGCAAGTCTGAAGACAAGCTTTCGTATCAGCCTCATTTCTTTCTTGCCTTCTTAGCGGCATCAACCATACGCACTAGGTCTTTGAACTCGATAATCCACATACCCTCTTTTGCGAATCCCAAGCATACCCCATCCGTAACTTTTCCACATTCCCATTTGCCAGGCTCAAAGATTAGCTCCTGTTTCTCAGACACTTGACCCGTAACTTTTATGTACATACGCTGTATCTCGTGTGTCATATCTCCATCATCTCCACTTGGCCTTGTTCTCTCATATGGTCGAGCAGCTTATTCAGGTCGTTCCCAATGAACCCGTCAAGGTGCGAGGATACTCCTGTTACTATTCTACGTCCGTGGCTAATATCTTTGACCGTGACTGTTACTGACATGGTAGGACTTTTTAAGTGGTATCGTGTCCTGTGGTCTTCGCTCATTTGCTCTCCTCCACCACGTCTTTCAGAGCTTCCTCTATAGCCTTATTTTGGGCTTCGTGGTCCTTTACTACGTTCTCTGCGGTGATATAAACCGCATCTCCACACCACCTACAAACGCCATTAAAGCCCTCAAACGTCTTTCGCTCTAACGGAATAAATTCCGCGTGAGAGTCAGAGTCCGTGCCGAATTCGGGGCATAATATAAAAGCGTGAGGACAATATTCAATACGATTTCCCGTCTTCTCGTCTCTGAATGGCTTCCCTAGACAATTCTTTGCGTGTAGAAACCGCATATCATACGCCATCAGTCTTCTCCTCGGCTGGCTCAAATGCCTTCTTCAGTAGTTGCTCCTTATACCATTCTGGAGCACCGGCAGTTGCCTTACGCTTAATTTCCTTGAGGAAGTGCTTGTAGAAGAAATTTTTGATTTCTTCCTGTTCCTCTTTCTCAACGTCTATATTGATTTCTTTCATGAGCTTTCCAATGTCTCGCGGGTCGCCCTCAAGCTCTCCCTTTTCTCGTAGATGATTAACAGCCTTCTGCCATCTAGCCTCTGTTCTGAATGATTCGATGAACTCTCTGACTGTATCTCCTCCTGTCTTCCATTCTTTTCGGTGTCGTTCTTTGAAGGTTTCGCGCACATACTTGCCGCAGCAAATTGTTGGGTCACCAAACTTAGTGCGCTGTTCGTAGTTCTTTGCCACAACGCCCTCAATTCCAAATTCGCCTCCCAGTATAGATGGAGAAGTTTCTAGTATGCGCTTGAGAAAGTCATAGCCTACGTAACTGTATCCGCCATTTCCTTTGTCAACTCGCGTCATATCAATCGTACCTTTATGCAAAAGGGGAACAGTCTCAAGTTCAAGCATCATGGCTAAGGCACCAATCTGATTGTAACTCGTCCAGTAGTTTCCCGTCTCTCGAACTCCAAATACAATAAGATTGTTCTTAGGCACTCTCTCATAAGCTACAACATTATGCTTCGGCTTCTGCAAATATTCAGCGCACACGTACATTCCTGGGCTTAACGTTGACTTGATTATAGTTTCGTGTTCCTTTAGATATTCAACCGCCTTGTTGAACATCTTCTCGTGGGCTTCAAAGAACATCTCTTTGCCCTTGCTGCGGAATACAATGTTGCCCGCCTCGTCGAGTCCGAATATGAACTGGGAGCCGTCGATCTTTTCAGTCACCTCTACTTCAGTCTTGAATATATCCTGAATCTCTACTTTCCCAAGTGCGAAAATTTTTGGAAATGCCGAGGCTCCCATTATCCCAGGTATCCTTTTATTCGTTGTCTCATCTGTTGTCCCATTCTTCCGTGGTCGTTGGGGTACAACGTGTGTACGATGTCTGATTGCCAATACTCGTGCGTGTCAACGTCCATGATTGTTAACTTACCTTCCCAACCACCGCCCGTATCTAGGTCCCATATCTCGAAGAAGTGAACAGGCGCATCAAGGCTACCAACAGATGACGTGGGAGTGTGACCGAGAAACACTTCCTCGAACTCTGTGAGCTTCTTGGGCTTATCTCCTCTCTGCTTGCTAAGATTCCATGCGGTATGAATTAAGTCTCTGTCCCACATGAGAACGTGCTGATTCTCATTACGTGGGTCCTTCTTTCTGTCGAACCCGCCATGCACGAAGGCGCGATTCTTGTCATCGATATATAAGGGAGTACCGCTCTTTAGGAAATCAATGTGTTCTTTGGGAGGCGTTTGATTATTGTATGATTGTATTGTACTCAGCCCGCCCTGTTCGGTCCAGATAGGCGGTTCTTCTCCTGTGAGTGCCCATTCCAGCACCCAGAAGTCGTGATTGCCCATGATGAAAACAAGATTCTTAACTCTGAGTAGTTCATCTATACAATCCCATGTCTGCGGCCAGCCGTCGCATACATCACCGAGCACAATGAGTTTGTCATTCGTGTGGTCGAACTCAGCCCTCTTGAGACATTGAATAAGAGCCTTGTAGCCTCCGTGAACATCCCCGATTGCGAACGTCCTCATATTATTCACCATCGTTCTCTCCCTTACGCTTTGCAGGAGTTTTCGACTTTTCCCCGCACATGGGACAATAATCTACTTCGCTGGCGTATTCGTAATTACTTACAAAGAATCTCCCGTCTGAGTGCTCGTAGCAAGTGATAATTGCGCGTCCATAAACTCTATAATTGTAATCCGCCTCGCACTTGTGTCTATTCATTTCCATTGAACTCATCAATCCCGCCACAGAGAAACGTCGGTAAGTTTTTAACCGCATCTTCTTTGCTCGTGCCTAGATATTTGCTAACGTGAGCCGCAAGACAATCAAGACACGTCTTCCAACTCTTGCGCCATACAATATGGTGTCTCCATGAACACCAAAGAAATCTTTTGACAAATAAAAATACGCTATTCATTTAATCCCCATCTTTGTACAGCCACTTTCCTGTGCCCTCTCCCTCATACTCGTATTTGTGCGTTTTCATATCAAAATGCTCTGAGAGAATTTCTTTTACGTAACGTGCGGCTTCTGCATACGTATTGAATTTAGAGTTGAATGTCTGCCCCCGTCCCTTCTTGTCCTCATAGGAATACCAAGGCTCTCTCCAGGTTTTCTCTTTCTTATCCCAAATGAAGTTGTACTCCTCACGAATCGAAACGAAGTAGTGAACTCCTATACCCGAAAATCGCATCACAGAGATGCGCACCTGCCGCTTTTCCTTACCGGGATATTTCCTTTTATACGGACGCCTTGTCAAGTCTTTAAGCTTTCCTCCATATATCATTTAGTCAAGTTCACCACAGTTACGACCAGTATATTAAGTGGGGCTGCTATTAACCAAAATCTCCAAGTGTTCGCACGATACCCAGCTTTTCCTAAGAATAAGCCTATCAAGCCACCACAGAACATAACGAAAAGTAGGTCACTCATCATTCTAAATCGAACTCAAACACAAAGTCCAGCGACGTAACTGGTTCTCCCTTTGCGTCGAAGTCTGTCCTGATGTTTGACATACGTAACGTGAGCGTTCTAGCTAGATTCGATGGAGTCCAAAACGCTATCAAACCATCATGTATTACGTCTGCGTATAGAAATCCCTGCTGAAGTGCCGACTGTTGTAACAGCGCGTATCTCCATTGTGATTTCCTGAACGCTTTCCCTATAGGGAGACTAATCCCATAGAACCCAGGACTCGCGCCCTCTACAATTCCTCTCGTAGTGCTTGAGATAGGCGTACTGTACTTCGTGAACGCCTCAATGTAGTCGTGTCCTATTGTTTCTAGTTGATTTCCTCGGTCATCAATCAGTTTGAACTGCGTAACGTCTACAAACGCCTCTGTCGAACTTCGATTAGCTATACGAACGTAAAATACAAGCTGTTGAGGGTAGTAGGGATTTTTGCCTGCGAACTTCCCGAATATAGCCTCATTTCGAAATAGGTCATCTTGGTACTCTCTTGGAGCGTGTGTTACCGTTACTTCTATGTCATTCTGCACGTCCGTTTGTGAGCTAGGAATTAGTCGTGGAGTTAAAGGTTGAGCGACAGAACGCGCATCAACAAGAGAGCCACGAGCAAAGCGTCCAAGGAGTAGTGAACTCTTTCTCCCAGAACAACCTCCAATTGCCAACATTAGACCAATAACAGCAATCACTAACAAACAGGCTGCGTATAGTCGAAACTTCATTTTTCCTCCTTATTCTTGATGTACTTCTTGATTCTCATTCCGTCTAATCTTCCTTTGGCGATAACAAGCTCAATAACCGCGAACGATTCCTTGCTTATATCGTCCTTGTACTTGGTTATGAAGTCTATAATTTGAGAAACAAGCGACTTCTTATCATTCATCTTCTAGGTCCAAGTCGTCTAAAATCGAAGGTCTTCCACTTCTTGGTTTCCCGCCTGGGCTAAATCCTACCTTCGGGTCAATTTGCTTTGCTTTAACTATCTCGATACTGTCCTTAAAGTGCTCAATTTTTAGAACGACCTTTCCATTATTATCAAGCGAACCTTTGTCTATAGCAGCTATGATAGCTGAGTTAATCAACTCTTGAACGTGTGCGCCCGTGTAATCGACGGTCTGTTGAGCAAGAGCCTCGATTAATTTATCTTTGTCTTTGACTTGTACGTTTAGATTAGAGAGAAACAGCTTAAACATCTTCGCCCGGCAAGATTCGTCCGGAAGGGGCACCGCAATTATTCGGTCAAATCGCCCAGGGCGATTCCTAAGTGCGCCTTCTATTTCGTCTGAGCGGTTTGTGGTCGCAACGACAACTATAAAGTCGTTCTCAACTATGCCATCAAGTTGATTCATCAACTCTCCCAGAACTCCTCGGTTTGCACGTTCTCGATGGCTGCCATATAAATCTATATCTTCTAGAAAAAGAATTGCTGGAGCTAATTCTCTAGCCAATTCTACAATAATCTTGATTCGTCTAGATTCGTCCAAGTCCCCAGGCGTAACC